CCAGCTGCCGCAGGCGGTGGTCGTGCAGAAGACATTCTTGCTATGATTCGCAATCGTAACAAGCAGTAAGCGTTAGAGTGAGTACAGGGTTTGCGCCCTGTACTTCTCGCCACTATTAGGAGAATAACTATGGCTAAACTAAACAAACTCGCAAAAGTAAATGAAAATATCAGTCTTAATCGTTATGACAACGGCTTCATGATAGAAGTTAGTGGTCGCGATAAGAAAGAAGAATGGAAGACCGCTAAGGTCATGTGCAATACAGAAGAAGAACTTATTGCAGTGATCAAAGAGTGGGTCGCAATGGACTTGGATAATTAATCATGGCAACAAAAGCATTTGACTTATCTAAATTCCGCAAAACCCTAACCAAGAGCATCGATGGCTTAGGTGTTGGCTTTAATGATCCTACAGATTGGATCTCAACAGGCAACTATGCTCTAAATTATCTGATTAGTTCAGACTTTAACAAAGGTGTGCCACTTGGTAAAGTGACAGTACTTGCAGGAGAATCAGGTGCAGGCAAGAGCTATATCTGCTCTGGCAACCTCATCAAAGCTGCTCAAAAACAAGGCATCTATGTAGTGTTAGTTGACAGTGAAAATGCCCTTGATGAGAAATGGCTTCATGCACTTGGCGTAGATACAAGTGAACAAAAATTGTTAAAACTTAACATGGCTATGATCGACGACGTGGCAAAGACCATTAGTGAATTCATGAAAGAATACAAAACAATGGATGAAGCAACTCGTCCTAAAGTATTGTTTGTCATTGACTCACTTGGCATGTTGTTAACTCCTACAGATGTTAACCAGTTTGAAGCAGGCGAAATGAAAGGTGATATGGGCCGTAAACCTAAAGCACTTACAAGTCTTGTTCGTAACTGTGTAAACATGTTTGGTAGCTACAATGTTGGATTGGTGTGTACTAATCACACATACGCAAGCCAGGATATGTTTGATCCTGATGACAAAATCTCAGGTGGTCAAGGCTTCATCTATGCTAGCTCTATTGTTATTGCTATGCGTAAATTGAAATTGAAAACTGACGCTGATGGTAATAAGACTACAACTGTTAACGGTATCCGTGCAGCCTGTAAGATTATGAAAACTCGTTATGCAAAGCCATTTGAATCAGTTCAGGTTGAGATTCCTTATGCAACAGGCATGAGTCCATACAGTGGTCTTACTGATCTGTGTGAGGCAAAAGGTTTTCTTACAAAAGATGGCAACAGACTTAAATACGTTTCTACAGATGGTACAGAGATCAAACTGTATCGTAAGGAATGGGAACGTAATGAAGATGGATGCCTTGATAAAGTCATGCTTGAATTTAATGATGTTCGTTCAGTTCCTACAGTACAACTTGCCATTGATGAAGAAACTGGAGAAATCATAGAATGAATGAAAACCATATTGGTGATATTTGGATGTTGTTTAAAGAGTACGTTGATAAAAAAGTACTTGATGTATTAGCAGAACGATATGTTGATTTGTTAGCAGATCACGGTGTCAGCGATAAGGTTATGGCCGGCGCTTCTGGCGTTGACGATGACCTAGACAATGCTATTGACTTTTATCTTGATGAAACAAGTGACGAAGAAGAACTCGACGAAGAAGATTTAGACTCTTATGAAGATGATGAATAATCTATGACATGGTACACAAAAGTTTCAAAAGATATTTCGTACATTCCGGATGCTATTGCGCATTTTGAAGTAGAACTACAGTCAGCAAGACAAGATGCTCGTATAACGGGGAACATCGAAAAAGCCGCTGCTCAAATGCCAGGCACTGTAGAAGAACGATTTGGTCAGCTTCAAGAAATTGAAGCAATTTTGGAATATTTGAACATTGAACTTAGACGTCTGAAGAGTCAGCACTTCCGTAAGTATTTAGAAAACTATCAAAGGGCTCTGTCTTCAAGAGATTGTGAAAAATTTGTTGAAGGCGAGTCTGATGTAGTTGACTTTGAAAAAATTATTAATGAATTTGCCTTGCTACGTAACAAATGGCTTGGCATTACTAAAGCATTAGATCAAAAACAATGGCAATTAACTAACATTGTTAAACTTAGAGTTGCTGGCATGGAAGATGCCACCCTATAGTCATAAAACTTGACATTTACCCCATACTCTAGTATAATCTAACTATGATAACAGTAGACACATTGCTCATAGAGCTGTTTCGCCAAGGCATTGAAACCTTACATCCTCAAATTCCAGCCAGAGATAAAAAAGTTTTAATCAGCCTTGCTAGACAAATTAATTCTGGCCATTTTTTGACCGAAAATCAGTCAAAATTACTGGTAAAAATATTCAAAGAAAACAGTAACCATATTTTTGATCCGTTATCAGAAAATTTAACAGCCATTGAAACTCCAACATGGAGTCACTCTTTCAGAGTGTTAGATCAGGTTAGAAAAATCTTTTTAGCCAAAGAGCACGAAGGCCGAATTTTAGTGGAATTTACCTATAATAAGCGACTCAGACAGCAAATCACTGAACTTAACAAAACCATTGAAGGCCAGATGCTGTCGATCAATAACAGGCAGTATAGTGTACCGCTAACTGAAAAAAATCTTCATCAGGTGGTGAATGCCTTTAAACCTCAGGGGTTTAGTATAGACCCACTTGTGATGAAATTTTATGAAGAAATTTCAGAAATTTATGAAAAATCTTCAAATCAGTTTGACGTGTTTAATTTGTCAAATGAAAAAATAATTAATCTAATCAATCACGACATTGGTGGTATATCAGAGGATAATTTAATATTATTAAATGATCGTCGCTTGAAATTCCAATACTCTGTTTTTCCAAAAAATCCAGAAAAATCACTGAAAAATTCACTGGCTAACCGACCGTCGTCTCGAGTATGGGTTGACAGTAATATCACCTCACTTGATGATTTAGTTATGGCACTATACGAATTAAATCGCTTACCTGTCTTATTTGTATTCAACGGACACGACTCTAAAGAGTGTTTACAAAATCTCAAAAAAATGGAAAAATCACTGAAAAATTGTGATCTTAACAAGGTTGGAATTTATTTTAGATTTGACAGTGCTGGGGATAGTAATAAAGATTTTAACGCATCAATTTCTCATCTAGGCTATAATGTCAAGCTAGATAAACAAACTCTAGTAGCGGGAATTGCCAATAATAAACTACCAAAATTCATGTTAAAAAATGGCTGGTATCCTAATAGTGTTATTAGTTTTTCAAATAATTTTAAAAGCAATAAAACCAGTGTCTATTGCGATGCAGTTGATTTGATAGTATACTACAATGATAAACGTCCCTTAGGAGGGGTAGATGCCATCGTGTAAATTAATCATTCAAGATGAGGTAAATCTTAAGGTAGAAGGGCTTCCTGTTGAAATTCGTCGCAAGCTGGCAAATACTTTTAAGTATGAGGATCCTACTGCTCGTTATCGTCCAGCGTACAAGCTAGGACGCTGGGATGGCGCAATTACCTTGTTTGGTCTTGGCGGCAATGGCTATCTAAGTCAGCTGCCTAAGATCCTTGAAGTGCTGGAAAAATCAGGTGTGGAGGTTGCAGAAATTGTTGACAATCGTGCGCCTATCAATTTGCAATTTCCAGAAGTTAAAGCAGACTTTTGGGGAGAGCAGTGTTGGCCTGAAGGACATAGATTTGCTGGACAGCCAATTAGACTGCGTGACGACCAAGTAGAAGTTGTCAATAAATTTTTACAAAATCCACAGTGCCTACAAGAAATTGCCACCGGTTTTGGTAAGACAATTACCACTGCAACCTTAGCAAAGATTTGTGAGCCATATGGTAGAACATTTACCATTGTTCCTAACAAAAGTCTTGTTGAGCAAACAGAAGAAGATTTTATCAACTGCGGATTAGATGTAGGAGTCTATTACGGTGACCGTAAAGATTTGTATAAAACCCACACAATTGCTACTTGGCAAAGTCTAAACATTCTTGATAAGAAAAGTAAAAATCATGAGCAAGACATACTAACTCTTGCAGAATTTCTTGACGGTGTGACAACAATCATGGTTGATGAAGTACACATGGCTAAAGCTACTGTGCTTAGAAATTTACTAACACAAAATTTTAATAATGCCGCAATTCGTTGGGGGTTAACTGGTACTGTGCCCAAAGATGATTTCGAAGCTGAACAGATTTTTGCCAGTCTTGGTCCTGTTGTACACGAAGTACATGCTCACGAATTGCAAGCACAAGGAGTGCTAAGTGCATGTCATGTAAACATAACGCAACTTATTGACTTACCTGAGTTTACGTCATATGCAGAAGAATACAAATATCTTGTCACAGATGAAGACA